AACACCATCTTCTTCCTCGCGCCTGTATTCGTGTGCCTTGGAGTCTTCGGAAAAAAAGCTTTCACTTAGTTCGGGAATATCAGCAAGCCTCATCATCCTGCGGACGGTTGCCTCATTCAGTAGAGATTTTGATTTCTTGTTTTTTGCCATGTTGCGATTGTCTCCTTAAAACTTAATCGGTTTATACAATAAATAGTGTGTAATAAGACAAAAAACCATATTATAGTATCTTTAGCCTTTCAAACGTTTTTGATACTTTCGCCAAGGCTTTATTTTCAATCTGTTTGATGCGGGATGGTGTCAGCTTTAATCTCTCTCCAATTTTCTTTAGGGTCAAGTGATCCTCTTTCTGAACTGTTATTTCTACGCAGTTAAGATCCTGTGGGTAGTCCATCCACAAGCGACATTCTTGAACTTCGCAACACTTTTTTTCCTTTCGGCATTTAGTAAAACACATCATAAGTCGGGGTGCTCCTGTTCCAACATATCAAAAATGTTTTCTACTTCATCATCTTCTAATGCGAAGGCACCTTTAGTTTGTTTCATCTCTACTAAATTCTTTTCTACCTTCTTTAGTTGCGCTTTACTTTGAGCTTTGGTATCTCCTTTCATCTTCGCTATAAAGTTCATAAAGTCTTCATCCCTATTAATATAGCCCTCTATCATTCCACGCAAAAATTTGGCTTGGGTAAGACTGTCATACTGAAGCTGAACCTTGAACTTGGCTTTGTCGTTGGCTGGAATGGTAAAGATTATCTTTTTAGTCTTCTCGATCATTATCTTTCCATTGTTTTGATGGTAGGACCGCTGACCCAACGGAATTTTCCCATATCGAACACAACCAACGCAGAAGGGAATGGGGCTGAATTTTGTTTATCGTTTCCGTTGGTGAATTTCAGACGCCCCTTAATAAAATAAATAGCGTTGGCTTGCATCACATAATCGTGCCAATACTTAGTGTCGGTACGGGAAGGGATTAACATAACCACGGTCGCATTGTTCTGGGTTGATTCCTCATAAGATTTCTTCACCCACTTACTTATGTCTCCATAAGGAGGGTTGACAAAGACAACCTCATTTTCCCAACTCCGCGAAAGCCCATCAACTTCCCTAGTATAATACTTCTCGCACTTAGCAGTGGTAGGGGTGCTACACGGATCAAGGGTAAACTTAAATTTTTTGTTTAACTTAGCAAAGAATTCAGGCGGGGTTCCCCACTCATTAGTCTTTGAGCTAAACATCATCTTTTGTGTTTGTATATCCATCTTTTATTTCCTTTATTAAATTGTTTGCACGGTCCCAACATTCGGGACAGTAAAGTCGAACTGTATCTTCTTTAACAATAACACTCCAACTCATTACCATTTCTTTATTCTTTTTATCGAAGTCCTTTTGACAAACTAAACATTCTTCGCCTAACTTATTAAAGAGCCCCACTTTTTCTTGGAGGTCTTTCTTGGCTTCTTTCTCTTGTTTCCGTTTTAGTTTCTTCTTTAGACTAGACACTTTTTTCTTCTTTCTTATCTGTCGATCCAAGCGCGCCGCCGCCACGCTCAGAAATAGTAATCGGATACCAATCGTAAAGGTCGCCGCTCGCAGTTTCAAGCGCACGGAAATGGACCACCGGAGTCATTACCGCTTGAGCAATCTTCGTTTGGGGTTCAATGATTTGTGTTTTGGTTCCAATATTGTGTAGGTTTACAAACACCTCGCCATCGTATCCCGAATCAACAACACATGCCCCCACGATCAACGAACGCTTTGCTGCAATTCCTGAACGGTTTTTGATCTCAAGCATATACCCATGAGGTACGCCGAAGCGATATCCCGTGGGCAAGACTGCGCACTTACCAGGCTCAATCGTTACACTGTCTTGGTTTGGACTCGGCAACAGTCCTTGGGGCTCGGGGTTAAAATATAAATCCAAACCCGCATCACTTGGGTTTGCTCTTTCTGGTGGGTGAGCATCCTTTCTCAATCTTGTATATTCAATAATCATTTATCTTTCCTTTGAGGCACTTGCCTCACTTCTAAAACTCAACCAAGAACGAACCAAGTCTCCTCGACCCGGACCTAGCGAGTGTTTGTTGTACCACATGACTTTCCATCCTATCTCCTCGTAGTCGGTCAAGATGGAGGAATCGTTGTGGAGAACGTCTGCCCACTCGGGATCAACGTCGATTTCTAAACCACCAGGAAGTTGAGTTTCTTCCACTCGTACTATCAATGCGCGGTCAATCGTATGTTTGATCGCGTTTTCCAAGACAGCAATCTCATCCACTTCTATTTCCAAATCATCAATTATGACTTTATAATCTTCATCCATTAAAAATAATACCTCTCGCACATAAAAATTAAAATCCATCCTTCTGAGATCGGATCTTTTACTATGTCGAATTCTTTAACCCTTTTATGTTCTCTGCCCAACTTATTGGCATGAAAAACTCCTCGTTCAAGCAAGTATTCTGAAATACTTCCTTCAGCTTCGGCTTCCGCCTCATCAGATCCAATAATTAATCTATACACTTCTAGTGTGTGTTCTTCTTGTGTAAACACTTCTTTACCCCACTAATATAAAATTATGCTTAACAGAGCGAGTCGAAAAACCCCACTGGTCATCATAATCTAGTTTTGTTATATATGGTCGGTTCAGATGAACCTTGTCTTCAGTTCTCACATTCCAGCACTTAATGTCGGTGCTTTGGCAAGTATCGTCAATCACATTTATAATCCAAAAGTCGCGACCATTCTTTGTTTGCCTGACGGTTACGCTTCTTGGAATAAGCCAACACAGCCCCAGGTCTTTATCAAATTGTGCGATGGGAGGAACGCAGTTGTGTTCTATTCGTTCGCGTACCTTTTTGTCCATAACTAACTCAAACGGAAAGATTCCCGTAAGAGAAACAACATTCTCAATTCGTTCTTCTTCTGTAAAATCTATCTCACCACAATACTTGGTTATATTATCCTCAAGTCTCTTTTTGTTCTTTGGTCGATCACTTACGGTTGAAAGCCATAAGTGCTTACAATGCTTAAAGCGATCATCTGTAATAGAGTCACAGGCACCGGACCTTACTAGGACATCCAAAGCCTTTTTATTTAATTTAGAATAACTGACGTTCTCGTTGAATAGAAAATCCTCTACACTTTTAAAGGGTCTGTTCTCTAAAATTTGATCCATAGCCTTTTCACCAAGACCTTTGATGGAGGTAAGAGGTTGAACAAGTTTCCCACTCGGAGATATATCCCAAGATCTTCCCGAAGTATTTATTTCGACTTCTTGGATATCATACCCCAAATTCTTAACTACATTGATAGCTCGCTCTTTTCTGCCCTCGGGTTCTTTATTCAAGAACGCCGCACACCATTCAGCCGGATAGTAATTTAGAAGCCAAGCGCACTGGTAAGATAATATACTATAACCGACAGCATGGGACTTATTAAAACCATAACCACTAAAATACTCAAAAGTGTTCCAAAGGTCTTCTGCTTGTTTTTTGCTAATTCCCTTTTCTGAACATCCTGCCACGAACTTAGTATGAATTCTAATCTTCTCCTCTGCACCTTTTCCTGTTCCTTTCTTTGTTAATAGTTTGCGTAAAAGATTGCCCTCGTCCAAGGAAATGTTTTTTCCCAGTCGGTGGGCAAGCAAAGCAATCTGCTCTTGGAAAATCAAAAACCCATAAGTTTCTTCCGTCACTTCTTGTATGATTGGGTGAGGATATTTTATGTATTGTGGGTTTTCTTTTGCCTCTACATAATCTCTATCGACCTTTGCGCCTAATGGCCCTGGTCTAAAGATAGAAGTGATTGCCGCGATATCGACCAAACTTGTCGGCTTGGCTTTTTTACAAAAGCCCTGTGCTCCTGGTTCTGTGAATTGAAAGACGCCAGCCCACTTACCTTTATGGAAAATGTTTTTATAAATATCCTGATTGTCAAAATCTAGTTTATCAGGATGCAAGTGCTCATCATAGAAATCTTTAATCTCTACAAACGAGGGATCTGTAATCCCTTTGTGTCTCTCTAGAACTTTGCCAATGGCATCTTCAATCATTCTAAGAGTGCTCAGGCCAAGAATGTCAAACTTGATAAAGCCCATTGGTTCAAGATGTCTGACGTTTTGTCCTTCGGTCCAAGGTGTTTGTCTTACTCCACCACTATAGATCAAGGGCATATATTTATTTAAATTCTCTCCGACTACAAGACCACCGGCATGGCGCGAACAAGATCTAACCTGTCCAACTAGAGTGCGGACATGTGTTTCTACTTCTGGATAATCTCTAAGGAATTGTTGCAGCGTTGTGCTATACTTCATTACTTCATCAAAAGTCGGAGCGTAGACACCTGTCTTTATACCATGATCCCTTTTGGCTGGTCCTATTGATTCGCCAACCATTTTGCTTGTAACTTTATTGACCTCCTGAAAGGGTACTTTATAAAGCTTAGAAATGTCTTTTATGAGTGACCGTAGTTGTAGCGTGTTCCAGTTAGAAATCGGAACTACATTATCTTCACCCCATTCCTTGACTAACATTTCCTTCAGCACAAACGGATCTGACACATCATAATCAATGTCTGGATAATCTGTTGCGTCTGCTCTCAAGAACCTAGAAAACAATAGCCCATACTTAATAGGATCTACTTGTGTGATGCCCAAAGCATACGCAACTAATGATCCACCGGCTGAACCTCGCGATGGCCCCGTTAACTGTGTTGATGTAGCTTTGTCAGCAATCGCCTTCATTGTTAAAAAGTATCTACTGAAGCCGCGATCTTTGATGACCTCTAGTTCATGCTTGAGGCGATCAAGATATTCTTGACTGTGTTTGGTTTGTGACTGAAGACCGTTGGAAGCAGCAACACTCAATGCAGTATCCTCGTCCATTCCATCGGGTATAACAAAAGATGGGAGCCTAACTGTATTGTCTGGATAAAACTTTTCAATTCTGTTGTGAGCTATATCATAAGTTCGCTCAATAGATTCCATAATCAGATCGTCATCATATTTCTCACCCAACTCTGACGAATACTTTTTATAGGATTCCCACATTTGATCTCCGTTTTTAGGATATAGTTCGTGAGGAACCTGCTCTAGTGATTCTGGCATGTCGCCATGAAATGCAGCCAAGCCTGGGTGGAGTCTCTTATATAATTCACGATCTTTCCACACTTCGGGATTGTAAAAGTGGCTGTCGCAAGTGGAAATGAGTTCCACTCCATATTCTTTTGCAACCTGAATAACAAAATGATTAAGATTGTGTTGGTCTTGATCGCTCCACCACTGAAGTTCACCATACCATCTATCTCCCAAAATACCTAACATATTCTCGGTTGTTGTTCGCATAGCCTCTAGTATCTTTTCATCACCGTCATCTTTATTTTTCCAATAATCTGTAGCATAAACTCCACCTAAACACGCACTAGATGCGATGACGCCCTCGCCATGTTCGCGGAGCATTTCTAAATCAATTCTTGGGAACCGATAAAAGTTTCCTGGCTTATAAGATTGAGACACCAACTTGAATATATTATTTAATCCAGTTTGGTTTTGGGCTAGAAGAACCAAGTGAGAGCGACGATTGAGGCTGTCTTTAACTTTCTTTGAAGACACTTCGTTTTCTACAGCAAACCCAGTATTGGCTTTTTCTTTTTTTCTTTTCTTGTCCGCTTTTGCTTCTTCGTTAAGTATTGTCCATTCTTTAATAGAGGGAATGAAATATGCCTCGCATCCATAAATGGGTTTAAAGTTCTTACCCTCCTTTTCCATTGACTTGGCGTGAAGAACCTGATAGGCTAGACCATTACAGTTGCCGTGATCAGTTAGTGCAAGCGCATCCATACCATTTTCATAGGCAAAGTCCATGTGCTGCTGCGGATAACCAATAGCATCGAAGGGTGAACCTGCGGTTGAGTGAGCGTGAAGACCTACAAAGGGTGTGGAAGATTTATTCATCTTCCCTATAGTACCGAAGTCTCAAGGAGATGTCAAGTAATATTTTTACTTACTGCCAAAAGAATTTCTCTATATTCGCGAGCGAGATCATCACGGTGATTTTCAAAATGCATCACCATCCTTTCCTTAAGAAAGGCGGACATGGCTTTCCACACCTCAAGAGTTCCCTCTTGTTTTCCGACCTCCTCTCCTTTTGCGTAAGAATCATTAACTAAATCATTTAATTCCTCTTGAGTGACCGAAGACATCTCTTTTTTCTTGGTTGATGTTTTTTTTGTTACCATAATATAAAACTACTCCTCCCTTATAAGTATCTTATTTAT